GCCATCGTAACAAGAGCAATTAACTCCACATCTTCTTTCGACATTTCTTCTATAATTTCTGTTAATTCCTCCGTTTCTTCAATAGCAATCGGAACAACTTCCTTTTCCTCCTGCCAAACCGCAATAGCTGGCTCCGTCTTTTTAACATCCGTTGCTCTGGGTGCTGAAACTTCTTCTCCATGTGAATGAAAGTCCACCATGAAAAACAATAGAATGATACAACATAAGACAGGAACAGCTATTACTTTGATTAACTTACGCATAAAATCCTCCTAAAAAACCACCCCGAAGAATTGGTCATATCAAACTCTTAGGGATGGTTGTAAAATTTTTTCTTACATCAAATCCCAAATATTTCCGTCCACATTGAAATCGAGAAGGATTGCCTGATCAAATCCATTGACATAATCAGAATAACTCAAATTGTCTGCATACAGCCCAAAGTCAATATAATTATCTCCCTTCGGGCTCTCAGGATCATAGACCCAACCTACAATCTGACCAGCTTTTGTTCTTGGAAGACCTAGCATCTCATAAACATCATTCAGAAATACTCGCTTTTTAGCCTTCAGAAGATCGTTAGCATAACGTTCCTGTGCCTTGATAAACATTAAATTGTACTCATTATTGCTTTCCCAATGAGGATTCAAAATAGAATTTCCGTCTTCATCCTGCGTGTATTTCTCAAAGAAACGTGCATATCCGCTGATATCTGCCGGACTCACAACAAAGCCATTTTTCTTAACTTTTTTTTCTTTTCCGGTTTCCTCATCTACAACAGTTTCTTCAAACTTTTTGGCTTTGAGATTATATTTCAGTTCACGATCAACCTCTTCACCGAATCTTTCAATTACTCGATTTCGATATTCTTTAAATCCTTTATCAATGGCCGCATAAGCCGCACCCAAAGCTACATTCCTCTTACGAAGAATATTATTAGATGCAAGAATACTGGTAATTGACAGTGCTCCAAGCACAACAGACGGACCGTATAACTTTGCAAACTTTACGCCCGTCTGAGCATATACAATCGTTAAATCTTTCTTTGCATCTTCGCTGGAATACTGCTCTTTCATAGATTCATCTTCTTCGCATTTATGAATTGCCTCAACATCTTCTTTAGTCTTGTCCAGAATCTCGTTGACTTTCGTTGTCGCTTTACATGCCATTACCGCACTTGTGACTACGCCGATAACCCCCGCTACAACAAGAATCTCCGGACTATGCTTCTTTAACTGAAAACTTGTTTTGCTAAACAAACCGTTCACACTCTTAACAATCTCTGCTTTTTTCATGGTTACTTATTCTCCTCTTCTATATTTTTTAAATGATCAATTAAATGCTGCGTGTACCAAAGGATTTTCTCCAAATCCTGAATGCCGTTTTTCTTCTTCCAACGGCAGGCATATTTAATGATATTTCCGGTATCAGTCGCCTCGACACCTTTTAATTCGTCGGTAAACGCTTCAATGACGTCAATGACTTCCATACCTGTCTTGGACATATAATGCTCCGGATGAGATACCATTTTATCTTCTGATTCATACATAATCTGTTTTCTCCTTTACAATGGTGTAGGTTTAGGTAATTTCAAGATATAGCCATCCCGTACACGAACTGCTCTGCATCCAGCAATATCCGTCCAACCATATTTATTTGCGGCATAGTTGTCATTGGATACATTCGCCAAATCATAGAGGTCTGCGACACTGACAACCTCGTACTGAGCAATAATTTCATTCATAGCATCCAGAACGGATTCTGCATCTCCGCGAGTTTCAAATAAGAGTTCATCATATTCATAACTTGTCCGACTTTTCGGTGCGGCATAATCTTTTTTTCCGCCATCATAATATTTCTGATAGGATACTTTGGACGCTGTAGAATTCTTTTTTGATTTCCCAGCTTCTCCGTACAAAATCATATCAATACCGTTGGTAACTATATCAGAAATTGCCTTTTTAATTGCCGGCACAAGAACATCCATCACAATATACGATTTCACATTGTTGACATCCTCAGAAATGAATACATCCGCAAACTTCTGCATTTCTGACTTCTTCTTAGGCTTCACCGTTCCGGAAATTACTTTCTCTACATGTTTTTCTGGAATAGATTCTTTTCGTTCCTCCTTTGACCTATGGGAATTTGGCTTATATTCCTCCATTAAGTTATCTCCTTTCCACTCACTAGACTAATTTTTCCAGGTAATATAATCTTTGTACCCGGAAGTCGATTGTTTTTCTTTTTAAATTGATATGTAAGATTCGATCGTGCTTTCTTTTCAGAAACCGCTCGTGTAGAAGCAGTCCAACGATTGGCAACACAGTTATCGAACTCCATCACCGGTCCATCATATAAATATAAATTCATAAAAATCACCTCCGGATAAAAGAAAAAAGGGAAAGTACCTTGTTACAGATACTCTCCCTCGTGTTGAAACACAGTTTTCTCTTTAGATTTCTTCGGATTCCTCTTTCTCACTCTCGATGTTCGGTTCATCTGAATCTTCCCACTCAGCATCGATAATCTGCTGTTCCTTCTGAGCTTTGATTTTGGCAATCATCGGTTTACCCACATACTTGTAGATTACAACACCTGCAAGTACAGCTAAACCAACACCGGCCGCAACCTTAAACCCTTTACCAGAACTCGATTTAACGATTTCCTCAGTAGTTGTCTCCATAACCTCTTCATTGTTCATGATCTCATTAGTTTCCATAAATATTCTCCTTTCATTTTTTGAAAATGTGTGATTCTTCTTCCATTAAAGCCATTGTTTTTTTCGCGCGGTTATCTCAAATTACGAAAGTCGTATCTCGGTGCAATTGTGTAATCGATCACCAGACAAGGTGTTCCATCACTGGCTAATTGTGAACTGAAGGATAAGTCGATATATCCGTCATCAATATTCCAACCAAGTTCATCCCCCAGCTTAATATTATCCAAACCAATTTCATAGTAAAAATCATTCAGGGATATATACATTTCATCCCTCATCTGTCGATTCAGCTCACATTCAGCTTTCTTAATTTTCTCGATATCTCCCTTGAAATACCTCCCAGACACCGCATCATAGCAAAGTGTATTTCCTTTTTCTGTAATGATTACTTCTCGTGTAACCACCGGATTTTTCTCAACTTTGTCTTTTGCAATAGCATCCTTTACAGCTTCGTTTTTCTTCTCTCCAAACATCTCTATTACTTTTTCCTGATAGTCTTTGAGAGCCGATTCCGATAAGGTGTAGGCTGTTGCGAGTGCTGCGTTTCGACGAACGTTTACCGAACTAGCGCCGATTAAACATGCAATGGAAAGTGTCCCCGTAAGTGCTGCCGGAACATAACACATCCATGTTGTTTTTATCAAATCTACGGCCTCGAGCTGATTAACACCGATTTCCTCTTTTCTTTCTTCGATAAGAATAAGAGCCTTTGGTGTTGCACGAACCGCCATAACAGTTGTCGTAATCATGCCGGCAATACCAATGCCTGTAAGAATTTCTGGACTATGTTTTTTAATCGATGTTTTAAGCAATAAAAAGCTTTTTGATAATTCTTTTTTCATTATCTTCCTCCTCCGAGAATCGTTTTTGATAGCTCCATTACCATCTGAAACGCCTCGTCTTTCGTAAATCCGGCCTGAATATAACTATCCATCACTTTTTTCGTTTCACGAGCCGCCTGTTCCATAGCCTCTTTCTCTTCCAGATTTTTGATTTCCTGTTTGAGAAGCTTGATCTCGTTCTCTTTTTCAAAAACCTCCTCCTGTAAGGATTCTTTTGTTACCTCTTTTGAGTTTCTTCCCCCACAGTAATTTCTATAAGAAACCTTGCTTTCACGGGGCACAGGGCCCCTGGATTCCTGCTTAACCAACCAGAATTCCGGACGAACCCCATAAGAGCCCGAAGCGTAGCTGCAGAACGTAACGCCATAGCAGTACACACAAGCGAAAAAAGCCGAAGAAACTTCTTCTTTTGTTGCATTTCTCAGCCAGCCCCATGATGAATCATTTTTAAAATAAGCAACCCTGTTCTTTCGTTCCGTCATCAACGGAAGCTGCTCGTCAGTATCGGGTTCTAAATTGTTATTATCCCATTCGTCTTCATGCCCCACAATCTGTCCAACAGTAGGAAGCGTAAGACCATAAATCTTATCACGCAGTTCCTCCGGGAATGTCATAAGCAGAACCGTATCCATCCACTTTTTCAGTTCAGACTTTTCAAAGCCGCCTTTGTTTGTATTTTTGCTATTCATCGGACGACGAGTAATATACTCATCAAATATAAACATGATTCCTTCATCCGTAACCTTGTGAGCAGTTGCGCTAAACTCGCCAATCTCTGCTAATGGAATAATTACCTGATCTCCTACCTGAATGTTAGCTGTTTCAATTTCCTGTTTTCTTAATACCTTCATGATGTTTTTCCTTTCGAAAATATAAAATTTGTGGTTATAAAATAAGACCAAGAAGTGCCTCAGCCGTATTTTCTGCAACTTGAAATATAAGATTATTTGCCTGATTTCCCGACATATGAAGAAAAAATTCCATTTTTAAAATAAATCCTTCTATCACAAAGTCGGCTTCGGTCAATGGATGATCCATAATAGTTAAAAGAATCTCATCAACTGCCCATCTTTCATATGAGCGTTCCATAATGGCTTGTTTAGACCAATTTGACCTCGGTTCGAATAAATATTCGTTTGCATAGCTTATAATTTTTTGAATCGCTTCATCGTTCATATGCACCTACTCCAAACTAAAAAGAAAGAGCCCTTGTTAGGACTCCTCTTCGTTTTCGCTATCTCGTTTGGCAAGTGCCTCATTTACTTTCTCTTCGATTCTCTCATCCATTTTCTTTTCGTTCACCCAATCGGTAAGGATATTCACTCCAAACCCAATTACGGTAACCGCAATACCAATAGTTTTGATAATTTTTCCATTCGTCATAAAGCATTAGCCTCCTTTCATAATACGGTTTGTAATTTTTGCGAATCACTCAAATTTACTCAATGCCATCGTATCAATGATGATACATTCCAGCCCATCTTCCAAAGTCGTTTTATGATTATCAAAATCCAACCAGTAACAATCCATTTCTTCAATCATATAACATATATCCCAACCAATTACATCACCTCCGTCCACCTCATCCAGACCAAGAAAGGACAAATATTTATTCAACGGACAAACCCCTCTTACTGAAAGATTACGATTTACATGGTATTGAGCATTTAATACAGCAGCCATCGTTGTTCTAAAATATTTCTTTGAAGCAAGATCGTAGAAAAGTAACCTCTCGCTATCGGAATCCATATCCATGTTGTAAACCTGATATCCCCAGTCATATGTCGATACCATCGCGTCTTTCGCCATTTCCGCATGGATTTTATCATCCGCATCCTCCCCATAAACTGTCTTGGCTGCCTTTCGATATTGCTTATAAGATTCGTTAAGCATGGCATAGGCACTCATCAAAGATGCTTGTTTCTTTTGATTTAATGCGTTTGCCCCAAAGATACATGCGATGGTTGAAACTCCCAGTAGAACAGAAGGAATATAAATCGGTCCAGCCGCTCGAATAATTTCTAATTTGCTTAAATCTTCCCCTTTCTCTAACTCCGCTTCTTTCAATATTTTTATTGCCTTTGGTGTTGCTCGAACAGCCATAATAGTTGTTGTAACAACTCCAACGGAAGCCACTACAGTTAATATGGTCGGCGAAGAGCGATACAATTGCCTCCCAACTCTTTTTGAGATTTTAACTTTTTGCATGATATTCTCCTTTCGTTTTGTCTTACTCCATAGCGTGTAGTAAATCTCGAATACTTTCTCCGATCAGTTTTGCAGTCATGAAAATGGAACTATTCTTTTTGTTCATAGATGCAAACATTTCCATCTTTTTCGCAAATGTACAAGCCATTTCTCTCAGATTTTTTATCGAAGTTTGAGTTTCTGGATAAATCTGTTTTGATACATAATTTCGAAATTCCCCAATAGCCCATAAACCATTACTGACCCGTTCAAACTCTTTCTTTTCAAAGATAGGATTTGGAAGTTGTT